TCAGGGATCAGCCAACGCTTCCCCCAGGCAATCGCCTCCAGCTCCCCCGATTGCAGTCGGCAGTGCAGATTGCTCCGCGAGATCGACAGCAACTTGCACACCTCACGCGGCGAATAATGCTTTTCGATCATCGGGCCGCCCTCCAAGTCGCCCAGGTTATAAAAAAGACCGGCAGCGCCACGGACGCGCTAAACTCGACAAAATAACCGCCCAGACGCAAAAAATCCGCGCCGCTCATTTATCGAACCTCCAAGTGGCTTTCTCGAACCTCCAAGTGGTCGGGATTCCCCCGAACTTCTCGGCCCAAGCCATCCGCGCCTCGAGGGAGGAAACAGCCCAGAAGTATTCCCCAATCCTGTGCCGGAAGACATTTAATCCCTCCACATACCAAAGATGCTTGCAGGTCTTCACGCGGGCACCTCCTCGGATTGGATTTGGGGTTGTTGCTTGCGCACCATCCGAATCAAAAGGGATCGGATGATTTGTCCGGGCTTCAGGCCCTGTTCCTCTGCCAGCCGCTCGAGGTCGGCTCGCACATCTTCAGGTAGGCGGATGCTGAATGTTTTCATCGTGCGGGTCTGAATGAATCACAAACAGACACACCGTCAATAAAAAAATTGAGAAAAATATATTTGTGCTACATTGCAACCTGTGAGCGCACCAAAACCCAAAGTTCAATTTTCCATCCGGATACCAGAAGAGGTCATTAAATTGCTGGATGAGATTGCCGAGAACACCGGCTTAAACATTACCCGCAACAATGTGGTGGAGCAGGCTGCCGAGTGGTATGTGCGCACTTACCGGGCCAACGGCAACCGTGCTTTGACCAACCAGGATTTCAATAGCCTCATAGAATTTATTCAGGGAAATAGAAAAATTTTAACTCCAGATTTGAGTCGTGCGCACGAAACCATGATGGCTGCCGAAGAGCCTGGGAACATCTCCGAACTGCCCGTGCCTGGATCCTCACCAGCGAAAACCCCGATCCGCTACCAGCCCAAGAAGCGGAAATCATCGAATTGAAAAATTATGTTTGAAGGTTTCAAAGACTGGATCGTCAGTGAAAACTTGTGGAGCCTTCAAAAGTTTTTGGTGTTGTGGGCCGTCGTTTGTTGCGTCTATGGCAGCGCAAAAATTGCAGAAAAAGTTTCCGAAAAAGTTTCAGGTAATTTGGGGTGGTTTGTGGGTCAAATATTTTTGGTTTGCTCCATCGCGGTTTGCTTCCTTGGAGCAATGGCATTCACAATTCAAAAATAAAAATAAACCATGCGCAAACCCGCATCCATCCTAGCTCTAGCGGCATTGCTCACCTCATGCGCAAGTCCCCGCATCGATACTGAGCCTGTCACACGGCGCGCAAAATTGGCCCCACAGGAAATTAAAATTTATACATCCCCCGCAGGCGGCATCGTCGATTGGAACGGCAATGTCCTCGGTGCGGCCCCGCTCACCATCCAGATCGAGCCACAAATGATCTTCGGTCGTCCCGTATGGCCATCCAACGGCGCAACCATCCAACGCCTCCGCGCCCGCTGGCCCGACGGCAGCATCGCCACAGAAACCTTCAGCACCCAGCAAACCCTCCCACAAGTCGTCGGAATCATCAGCCCCAACTACCGCCACAATCCCCTCCTCGACGCCCTCTACAAAGATGCCTTCACCAAACGAGACCTTACCCAGCGAACCGGCCCTTGAAGCCCTTGCCAACCTCATCGACACGCTCGACATTCCCATCGTGAGCGAAAAAGAACTAGCCCAGGACGACAAAGCATTCCGCCCCGCTTTAGTGGACGGCCAATCTCCGAACTCCACCCAACCAAGTGGCGACCAAAGTGGCGGACGCAATACTTAAACACTTCAATATCAACAAATGAATCTGAAACTACGGATCAGAAGGTTGAAAGTTCGAGTCTTTCCGGCTGCACCCCCAAGTGGCGACCATTTCCACTTTTCCCTAGTAAAGCATCAGAACTTCGCTGGATTTGGCTTTGCCATGTTTGCAGTTTATCCTTTGCTGGCTGGATCAAAGTGGCGACCAAAGTGGCGGACAAGTGGCGACCATTTCTTCTGATTAAAGTGGCGACCGCAAATTTATGAGAAAACACGGAGACATCACGGTTTACTGGAAAGAGGCTCGTAGGGGGTGGTATTACCGCGTCCAGCTTGACGGGAAGCGGGTGGAGAAGTCTTGCGGCGTGTCGCAGAACTCCAAGGCGGGCCGGGAGACGGCGATCAAGAAAGCCCGGGCGATTGCGGCGGCGCTTCAGGGAGGCGATGAGATGGCGTTGTCCGAAGCGGTGCGCAGGCCGGGCTACGCGACGCTGGGCGAAGTGGCTGACATTTACTCGGCGCATGGGCCGGTGAAGTCGAAAACAAAAACCCTGAGTCGCTTTGTGATGTATGCCCGGGAAGCCACAGGGCGCGAGGATTGGCGGGAGAGGTCTTGCGAGGCGGCTCTAGGTGCCGAGGCTCTGCGGCGCTGGATCACGGCGCAGGAGCGGGCTGGGCGCTCGAAGAACGGCATTCACTCGGATGTGCAACAAATCAAAAGCGTGGTGGCCAAGAAACGGATTCACCTTTTCAAAGACATGAAACTGCCGGACCTCGCGGAGTTTTGGACGGTGACGGGTGGATCGACCAAGACGGAGGGCTATCAACCCATCGACCGCTCCGTGTTGCGCCGGATGGATGCGGCGGCGAGGATTCCTCTGCGGCGGGAAAACGCCCGGGTGTGGGCGATTTATTGGCTGATGCGGAAGGCCGGGCTGCGCAACGAGGAGGTCGAGGATTTGAAGTGGGCCTGGGTGGAGTGGAAGGACAAAAAGACGGCGGTGCTGGTGCTGGTGGAGCGCCAGGGCTGGACGCCCAAGGGCCGTGGTGGGCGGGTGCCGGTGCGGGCTCGGCTCATGCGGTTGATCCAGCGGGCGCTTGGCGGCGTGGAGTATGTGATTCCTCGGAAACACAAGACCGAGGCGCATGATCTTACGCACTATGACATCAATGATTTTGTGCGGCGTTTCCTGCCTGATGGAAACAAGGGCGCTTACAACCTTCGCAAAGAATATGGCGCGATGATTGCGCTGCGCGACGGGATCGAGGTGTCGAGCCGCTTGCTACGGCATAGCGACATCTCGACCACCTACCGGCATTATCACAATCTTATCGACGAGCCCGAGCCCCTGTGAGGCTCACTGCATGAGGGCTGCGCCCACTCCGCTGTCCATCATCTGCTGCATTTCTTGACGGCGCTGGATGGTTTGCTGGTGCTCGATTTGGGCGCGCTGCTTGAGGTCGGGGCGGGAAAGCAGGATGCGGTATTTGGAGGCGGTGGCGGCTTTCTCCAAGGCGCGGGTGAAGGCTTTGGCTTTGATGTCCCAAGTCGCCTTGTCGTAGCGCGGATCATCGAGGACGAATTTCTCCACGGCGGCGACGGAGAGGGCTCCCATGTCCTTTTGAAGCGCGCTGATTTCCTCGGTGGTGAGGCGGACCTTGACGCCTTCGAGGGTGAAGTCTCGACCGGCTTGGTTTGGGATCACCGAGGGATTGCCGGTCATTTCGTAAACCTGACTCATCTCGGTGAGAAGTGGGCTCCTCTTGATGTAGGTCACCATCGAGGGGTTGAAGAGGACATTGAAAACCGTGTTGCTGTCGCGCTGGTAGCGTTCGACATCGTTGCCCAGGATGTCGCGTTTGGCGGGGAGGTTTTGGCTGAGGCCAGGGAGCTGGGATTTGAGTTCGTTGACATATTGCCGGAATGGCGAGGAGTCGCGGGTTTCCCTGACGGTGTTGTCATCAAGCTGCATCCATTGCCGGGCGGCGGTGGGCATCATGCTTTTGGGGACATCAGAAGCGGCGGCGAGGATTGCGCCTGGGATGTCGTCGTAGGCGGCGTTGCGGAAGAATGTGCTGAGGCCGCTGAGGAGCGGTTGCTCGACGAGGGCGTTCATGGCTCCGGTGGCCGAGGCGGCGGCGGCGGACATCCAGTTGAAGCCGGTGGCGAGGAGGCTTTGCTTCTTGCCCCGAAGGATGTCTTCTTGCACGGCTTTCTGGTTGTCGCGGGCGTAGGCTCCCATGGCGACGCTGATGGAGAGAGGCTGCGCCCAATCGTAGTTGAGAACGACATCGCCATCTTGGCGGGGCTGGCGGGTCCAGAAGTTGCCGGTGATGAGGGCGCGCTTGAGGGCGCTGACATTGAGTTTGTAGGAGCCCCAGCCTTCCGCTTTGGCGAGGTTGCGCTTCTTCTCGTCTTCGTTCTCGCGGCCTGCGGAGATGATGCCGAGTTGGGCGAGCCAGTAGCCGGTGGCGACGAGGCCGGTGGTGCCGACGAGGGCGCGGCTGAATTGCTCGGTGAAAGCCTTTTGATCAAAAGCAACGCGGTTGCTAAGTGCGGGAGCGAGGAGTTGGTAGGCGTTGCGGATAAATCCGAGCGGGCTGAATTCGATTCCGCGCATGAGGATCGAGCCGGGGACTTGCGTAAATTTCATCAGCATGGAGCCGAGCCCCCAGCGTTGATTGGCATTGAGCACGCGGCGAAGGCCGCTGAGAGTGCGGCTAGCGGCGTTTTCATCCTGATAAACGGCCCGGCTGGCAGCCATGCGGGCTTGCGCGATCATGTCGGGCGTGGGCGCGGCGAGTGGGGGGCCATCCTGCGCGGCGAGGCGCATTTGATTGTCGAGGCTGGCCCGGAAGGCGGATTGATAAAACCCGCGATCTACCAGGCTGAGAGCGGCACCGAGGGTATCTTCGAGGACTTTGCCAATGCCGCTTTGGAATGTGGTGCCGGTGAAGCCGGTGATTTCGGCGCTGTCATATTTCTTGGAGGAGTAAAGGCGACCGAGGCGGATGAGGGTTTGCACTCCCTCTTTGAAGGAGCCGAGGCGGCCCATGCCCTGAGTGCGGGCAAATTCGTAGCCCGCTTGGATGTCCCCAAGGCCCGCTCCGAGTTCGATAAACCGGGTGCCAAGGTCGAGGCCGGTGCGCGTGCGGTTTCCGGTGACGATGGAGACGGCGGCATCAGCTCCCCAAGCCACGGTATCGGCGGAGAGGTCGGCTCCGAACATGAACGCGTTGCCCCCAATGTTGCGAATCCATGTTTTGGGATTGAGCAGCATCATGAGGGTCTGAAAGGTGTCAATCTTGGCGAGCATTCCGGCGGGCATGGATTCGCGGTAGATGACATCGAGGGCTTCGGCGGCTTTGACGAGTTTGATGCGGGGATCGGTGGCGGCCTCGCGCTGGCGGAGGAGGTCTTGGACTTTGGCGGAATGCTCGGGGGTCCAGGCGGGGATGCCCAGCATTTTGGCCATGTCGGCGTGCAGGCGGGAGTCGGTGAGCTTGCCTTCGCGGTTGAGGCGGATGAGCGAGCCGATTTTGGATTTGTTGAACCGGCGGTCCTTCTCGGCGAGGGCGAGGAGGTCTTGAAGGACTTTGGCGCGGGAATCGGTGGTGGTTTTGAGGAAATCCTTCGTGATGCTCTGCGCGATGCGGATGGCGGCGCGCTCGCTGAGGCCGTTGTCTTGGAGGATGCGGGCGGTGGCGGCTTGGGCGGCGAGCGGCGTGGGGCTTTGGAGGATGGCTTCGCGGATGGCGATGTTGGTGGCGACGGCATCGGCCCCGGCGGGGAGCGCGGCTTTGATGGCGGCGCGGTTGTCCACAATGGCGGCGGTGGCGGAGTCGCGCTTGGCGGCGGCGATCTCGGCGCGGAGGCGTTGGTTGTCTTGGATGAGTTCGGCGATCTTGGGATCGTTGCGGGCGGCGCGGGTGATCTGGCGGGCGGCGAAGGCTTCGATGCCTGCGGGCTCAAGTCGGGAAATGACGGAGAGATATTGGACGGCCTGCCCTTGGGTTGTGCTTGAGATGGCAATAAAGTCGGCGATGGCGGCAGAGTCTTCGTGGCGGCCCCGGGCTTGAAGTTGCCGCATGAGTTCGATGCCGGTCGCGTAATCGACGGCGGTGGGCTGGAAATCGGGATTGGCGGCGTTCCCCATGAATTGGGTCACAGCGGAATCCATCGAGCCTGCGGCATCAATGCGGGCGCGGGCGGAGGCGACGGTCTGGGCGTTCGAGATGGGGTCGTAGTCGAGCGCGGTGAGCTGGGCTTTGACCTCGGGCGAGACGCCCGGCGCGGCGGTGACGGTTTGGGGGAAGGAGCGGGGTTTGGGACCAGTGGAGGGCGAGATGTTGACGCTGCCGCGCTCGCGGGCTTGGGGCAAGAATTGCTGGCCGGAGACATATTGCCAGATGGTTTCCAAAACATCGCGGATCGTTTCTCCGAATTTTCGGACCATTTCTCCCGACCATTGAGCAAAACTTTTGCCTGCTTGATAGATGCTCTGCCCGAATTCTTGAACGGCTTGAATGTCAACGAACCCGCCTTGCCTGTTTCGACGCATCGCGTTGCGCATGCTGGCTTCGAAGTCCGATTCGGTGTTTTGCAAATCGGGCGGGTTGACAGAAGGAGGGGATTGGGTATTTGGTGAAGTGGAGCTCGCCGCCTGCTGATCAGAGTCCTGTGAACCAGGCTCCTCAGATGTAACGGCGGGCTCTGTCGGTTTGATATAGGAATGATCGTAAAAAAGAGTTCCGGAGGTTGTCTGCCGCACAACGATTCTGAGGTCTTTGAGTTCGTTGTTTAGCAAAATGGGAGCCCGCAATTCATGAACGGCTTGGATAGTATTTCGTTTCCTTTTGTCCGGGGCTTTGCCAACCCATTCCGAATTGGCAATGGCATCTTGAATAAAAGGGACGGTGGCGAGTTCATCCAAGCCTGCGCTGTTGCGTGTGGCATGTTTGACACCTTGCCAGGAGACTACAATGGGGGTGTCAAATTTTGGATGAGATACCTCAACTGGCTCCGGACGGTTTGTTCTCCACCAGTCTCGGGCAGCTTGCTGGGCTTGAGGTTTCTCCGTGAATGAAGAAAGCCAATCTGTGGAAACGGTGATTGGGCTTGGAGTGGTAGGAGTAGAAGTTGTTGCTGCGGATTGCTGTGCTGGTGGCTGCGGCGCTTGGGCGCGTGAGACCACTTCGACTTCGAGCATTCTGTCGCTACCCGACAAGGTTTGCTGCGTTCCAGTCTCTGGGTTTGTTGCGACAATAGTGGTGGTGCCTTTGTCGTTTGAAACCGATGTCACCAATCGCGGTGATCCCCCTAACTGGATGGTGTCGCCAACGACTACTTGAGAAGGAACGACTCTTGTGGGTTGCGGTTTGGTTTTGGGTTTTCCTCGCCAAACATTGTCAACCGGGTCGAATGCTCCAGAAATGACAACCGATCCATCTTGGTTGGTAGTGAATTCGTAATCGTTGGGGTTTTGAAAAACAATTTGAACTGCTTGCGGGCTTGAAATGGTGAGCGGGGATTGCTCGACGCGGAGAGCTGTGCCGTGGCGGGCACCGTCCCCAAATCCTTCCATTACGCCTGGCAACTGAGCTTGCGCTTGCTCTTCACGAAGCTGTGCGGCTTCGGCGGCGTTGCGCGGGGCGGGTTGTATTGTGGCAGCGGGTGGGGTCGAAGATGGAGACGGCGTTTGTTGCGAGCCCGATTGTTGAGGGGCTTTTAAAAATGGAACGACATCGCTTTGCAAATGGAATGTCGTAAACGCATTCATTCGTTCCGTGGTGCCGTCGTCCATTTGAACGACGAGTCCCATGGAGTCGCGTTGGTCTGTGACTGTGCCGGGGCGACCGTTTATGGCGACAACAGCCATGCCTGGCGTGGCGTTGGCTTGGCTGAGAATTGGAATGGCCGAGACGGTTTGGCGGCGTTGCGGATCTCCCGGAAACATGGGGACTCGGGGAGCGGAGCGAATGGCAGATTCCCAATCGGTTGGCGCGATGCTGGCGGGAATTGAAATTGTGGCGGGTGCAGGAGCAGGAGTGGCGGGTTGGGCGAAGGTATCATTTGATACCTGGGGCGGGTTAACTTGTAGGTTAACTGCGGCGGGGGTGGGGCCGAAGGCTTCGTCGAGGGCGGTTTGGTCGATGGGGATTTCGGGGGCGCGGACTTGGCCGAGGTTTTGGGGGGCGGTCGCTGGGGCTACGGGGCCGGGCGCGGGGGCCGGGGAGGAAATGGGGGTGAAGTTTTGGGGGACTTCGGCGGGGGCGGGCTGGGTGGCGGAAGACGGAGGGGCCGTCGGGGACGACGGCGTTCCCACGGGGGCGGGGGGCGGCGGTGGGTTTTGCTGGGCTGGGCCGCGAACGGTTTGCACGGTATCGACGACGCCTTTGGGGGCCATGAGGAATGGGATGGAGAGGGCGGATTCCTTGATGGTTCCGGCGATGCGGTCCCAGGCGGAGGCTTTCTCGGGGGGCGGTTTGACTCCGGCGATCCACTCGGCGAGGGCTTCGCCGGTGATGTTGTTGGCTTCTTGGAGGGTTTCTTGGCCGATCTGGGTGGCGTATTCGCCGGTTTTCTCGACGGCGAGGGCGGTGAGGCGTTTCTTGAGGCCGCCTGCGACGGCCTGCGCGGCGGTTTGCTTGAGGCCGGGCACAAGTTTTGTGACTTGGGCGAGTTCGATGCCTGCGTAGGGAGCGCCGAATCCGGCTGAGACATTGCTGGCGATCTCGTGGGGTATGCCTTCCTTGCGGAGGGCGTGATACATGGAGCCTGCTCCTTGTTTATACCAGTATTCGGAACTGCCTGCGGCGGTGCCTGCGGAATAGCCAAGAGCGGCGGCGGCTGGGACGGTGACGATTTCTTCGGGAGCGACGACTTGCGGGCCTACTTGCCCGGCAATGGCTGCGGCTGTGCCTCCGGCCATGGCTCCTTGAAGGCCGAGTTTGTTTCCAGAGATGATGCCATCGACCATGGCGGGGAGCATTTGGACGGCTCCGAGGAAACCTTCGGAAAGCCAGTTGTCGCCGCGTTGGGGTTGTTGAGAGGGATTGAGCTGGTCTTTGACTTTCTCGTAGTCCACTTCGCCCATCATGGCGCGGTAGGCGAGCTGGTCGTCGGAGGCGGCTTCGCGTCCGAGTCGCCAGCGTTGCTGGATTTTGTCGAGGAAGGAAGGCGTGGGAGGATTGAGATTCTTCGCAGCGGCGAGGCGAATGATTTCCATCTGCTGGTCGGCGGCGGCTTGGGCTTCGGGGCTCACGGCTTGGGCGCGGCGGATGGTGACGGTGCCGTCGGGGTTGACCGGGGCGGCTCCGAGGTTCACGCGCTCGAACATGGGGAGGTTGAGGATTTCGCCAACGGCGGCGGCTTGCTGGCGGCGCTGGCCTTCCTGCGGGTCGCGGTAGTCGAGGACTCCGAGGGCGTCGGCGAGATCAGGGGAAATGATGGGGAGGCGGTCGTCGGGGGTGGTGGCTTCGGTGACGGCTTGCTGGGTGGCGGTTTGTTCGGCTTGGCGGTTTAGGAATGCGAGGGCGTCGGAATAGCCGTTGGAGCGGGATGTTTGGGGAGGAGCAGCGCTCGCGGTGGCGGCGTTGACTTCTTCGAGAGGGGCGAGGGAGTTTTCGATGTCCTGGGGAAATGCAAGGGAGTCGTCGAGCGGGGCGTCGGCGGGAGACATTTCAGGCAACGGGGTTTCAAAATCAATTCTCTGGGCGGCTTGGGCGGGCGTGCCTCCGGGCATAGGCTCCGGAGTCGGGGCGGTTCCGTTGACTTGGGAAAGATAATCTAGGGCTGCTTGGTATCCGCTCATTTATCGACCAGGGGCAGGGGCAGGATTGGGTATGTTGAAGAGTCCTTGGTTTTGCGGACGCTCGATGTCGTTGATTGCCCAGTTGAGCCCGGCGTTTCTCATGTCTTGGAGAGCTTGTTCGTGGGTGCGGTTGTTGTTGCGAAGGCCCATGTAGAACTCGCGGCCATATTGGGCATCGAGTTTGGGTGCGGTGTTTGTTCCAGGACCACCGAGGGATGCTTTGTAGTCGTAGAGGTCTTTGTAGTTTTCGATGTTGGCCTGCTGGTTGTAGCGGGATTTGAGGTTTTCCATGGCGGGCATGAAGGCCATCATGGCTCCGGCCATTTTGTCGGGGTTGTTGCCTGCTTTACCAAGTTCACTTTGTAGGGCTTGGCCGAGAGCCATGCCTTGCTCTCCATATTGCGGGAGGATGGCTTGCATGGCAGAACCTGTGGCTTGGATGCTTTGGAGCTTGGCGGTGTTGGCTTGGGATTTGGTAATGGCATCGCCGACGCTATCGCCTATTTTTTCAAGACCTTTGCCGATGGATTGGCCGAAGTTTTGCATGCCTTCGGCGCGGGTGTTGGCGGCGCTGGCGGTGTAGGCTCCGAGAATTTCGCCGGAGCGGTCGTTGACGGTTGGGTTGTATGCGAACATGAGTTTTAGGCGGTTAGTTGTTTAGATTTTCGGGCTTCTAGGCAGAGTGGGCTGCCAGGCTGGAATGAGCGGCAGGCGTGTGGGCGGGATTCGTATATTGCGCAGGAGACTCCTCGGCCCACTTCGCCACGGAGGGCGATGCAGCGGCCGCAGGGGTCGGTCTTGAGCAGGGGGTAGTCGGTGCGGAGGTAGTCGGCTGGGATGCCGGTGGCGTCGGAGCGGTCGCGGCGCAGGACGGGCCAGCTCCACTTGTGGCTGCAACATGCGCCACACCGTTGACAATCGAATGTGTCCATGTGGGTTGAAATCCTTGAGCTGCGCTGGAAAAGTCGATGTATGGGGCCAGGTGGGAGATGTTGTTTGTTTGCGCTTGGAGTTTGGGGCAATACACGGTGTCTGCGAGGTGGCGGTTTACGCAGTTCAGACAGACCGGGTAGTAGTCGGCGTTTTGGGATTTGTCGGTTTTATGGTGCCAGGAGGTTCCGGTTTTTGCGTAACGGGTGGGGTCGTTTGGAACGCCTTCTGCTTCGAGGTAGTTCCAAACATCGGCGTCGGTCCATTCGCGCATGGGGTAAAATTGCCAAGGAGCACCGTCGGGACGGACGACATCTTGGGCGAGCGGGACTTGGCCTTTGATTAGGTCGATGTCTGATGACTTCTGCCCGTGAAAAACTGAGTCCCATGGGAAATTGAATCTGCCGGTGGGGCGCTGGAGGGATTCAAGGCCGCAGGTAAAAGGTTCGCCCTCTTGGGGGTGCTCTGTTCCAAGGAAAAGCAGAAGGACTTTATGGGGTGCCATTTCGTAGGCTTTGACAAAATCGAAACGGGGTTTGCCGGTCTCGATGTCGTAGCCATCCTGGAGTCCATAGGCGTAGGGGGTGTAATCATACATTTCGAGATCCCACTCGCGGGCGAGGAGGTCGCTGTGGGCGTAGCGGTGGCGGAATCGGGGCTCGCGCCACTGGATGACGGGAAGGTTGACTCCGACCTTGAAAAGCAACAGGTGCAGCATGGCGGTGCTGTCTTTGCCGCCACTCCACAGCACGGCAGGCTTATTTACCTGATCGAGCCAGGCGCTGATTTTAGAAACGGTATCTTGAACTAGATTCATTTTAGATAGCGCCACCGAGTATTACTGCCCCGCCAATGCTTCCAGCCGCTGCCATTCCTCCACCGCCGAGGCTGCCTAGCATCCCCATCATTCCGGCGTTTTGTGATGCTCCGGCTTGCATATAGGCACCTTGGAGGGAGGCGTTGTTATTAAGAATGGTGTTGCGGTTCGTGGCGGCCATGTTGGTGTTAAAGGATTCGACATTGCCTGCCATGGCGAGGCTGCCGCCGTAGATGTCGCGGACTTGGCCGGAGGTTTGGCCGAGGGTGGTGCTGCCGAGGCCGAAGGCTGGGCCGATGGCGGCGCGGTAGGGGTCGAGGTCGCCGTAGAGCCCGGCAAGGCCGGTGCGGCGCTGGCGGCGGGCTAGGTCGATTTGGTTTGCCTGACCGGCAAAAGCGCGGCGGTCGGCTTGGCGGGCGCTGGCGTAGGCGTCGCGGTTCAGCACTTCGGCGGCGAGGGCTCCGGTGCCTGCGCCGAGGCCACGGGCGGCCATACCGGCGCGGGCTTGCTGGGTGGCGGCGCGTTCCTGCTCGGGGGTGAGGCTGCGGCCGAGGGCGAGTTCGGTTTCGGCTTGGCGCTGGAGCTCGGCTTCGATGGTGTTTGGCGTGCTGGCGGCGGCGAGCTCTTCATCGACAACTCCGCGCACGCGCCCGAGGTATTGGTTGTCGAGTTTCCCGGCGAGCTTGTCGGCGGTGTCGAACTGCATCCCGATGTATTGCGGGTAGAGGCGTTTGATGGCCTCCTCTTCGGCGGCGAGGGATTCTTTGGCGACGCGGATGGAGGCGTTGGCCATCTTGTCGTAGTCGATAGGCTTGGGTGCCTCGGGAACGGGCTGCATTTTTGGGGCCTTGGGTGCTGAACCTCCCATAATTAGTTTCCTTTCATTTTGCGGGTGAGTTTGGTGAGTCGGGCGAAGTCGTAAACGCGGAGGTCGAAGGTGCCCCGGCACCAGGCGGCGTAGGGGTGGGGGTGGGGTGCGATGCGGAGGAATTCGCGCACGGGGTTGCTGTGGCCTGCCGATGCGGCGAGGCGGACGAACCAGCAATTCGGCGGGCCGGGCTCAAAGGTTTCCTCCTCCGCATTCCAGCGGGCCTCGCTGGCCAGCATAAAGGTCTTCGCGCTGTTCCAGACGAGGCCGGCGGACATGTGCTCGCCGACCAATTCCCAGAAGGGCTTGGCGGGATCGTGCTCGTCTTGCCAGTGTTGGGCTTTTTGCCATGGGGTCATGCTCAAAACTTGATGCAATAGAGCAGCGCGATGTTGGCGGGGCGCGTCTCGGTGGTTCCCGTTGCGTTAATCGTGTGGGTGTGATCTCCTCCAGAAGCTATAGCCAATGTGTGAGAATGATCGCCAGCATTACTAATGCTTCTAGTGGTGCCTGAGGTTGGGCTTCCTGCCACATACGCCCCGCCGCCATCATCGGTGGTCCAACCGCTTATTGTGTGGGTGTGACTTCCTGCTGAATTTGTGCTCCCAGTATGAGTGTGGCTCCCCGCTGAATTTTCAGTGTGCGTGTGACTTTTAAAGCCATCAGCCTGTTTTAACCCAAAAGCCCCGGATGCCGTGCCGTCCGCATTTGTCCCGCTGCCGCGCACAAAATAACCGCGTAGGTCAGGCAAATTGAATGTTGTGCTGCCGTTGCCTGCTCCGTAAAGCGCGCCGATAGCTGCAAAAAGCGTAGCGTAGGTGGTGCGGGAAACTGCTGCGCCGTCAGCCGCGAGCCACCCACTTGGCGCGGAGTTCATGGCAAACGGCATGATCGCTCCTGGTGGAATGACCTCACCGCTTGTCAATGTGACGGTGGGCACGCCAAGCGCGTTGAGATTTGCCGGTGTGACGATTTCGTTTGCGGTGAAAATTTTCCCTGGTGTGACGGTGGCCATAGATTAGTTGAGTGTGCGGGTTTCGGTGGGGTCCATGCTGGAGCGAGCGGCCTCGGCAGTGATTTGGCGGAGAATTGGGCGGCCCGTGAGGGTGCGCCAGCGGAGGTCGAGAGTGGTTGCCTTGCACCGCATCGGAGCTTTGAGCGTGTAGTCCTCCTCGGCTCCGGTGGAGTTTGTGAGCGCGGCGATTTGAAAGTCGTTGTCGAAGTCCTGCGTGACCGCTTCCAGCGTGCAAGACGCTCCGGCAGGCAGCACCACACTGGCCTTGGCGCGCAGCAGGCGCTTGGCATTCATTGAGCCCCAGCCGTAGCGGCGCGAGAGGAGCAGTCCTGGCACATCGGTGGAGCCGAGGCCGCTGGCCGTGTCATCCGTTCCACTTTCCAGCTCATCGAGGAGGAAGAGCTTGCCGGTAGCCGTGGCGGCAAAGAGGCGGCGCTGGGTGCCGTAGTCGCTCACCAGGAGACGGTCGATAGGGAAGCCGTAGGTGTCGCGGGTCTCCCATTGCTGGTTGAGCATGTTGTAGGCGAAAAGGCTGTTCGGCTGCGTGCTGGTGCCGAGCGGGAGGGCGAGGTAGTAGCGGTTCGCAAAGTAAATGCCGTTGCTCAAGTGCGCTGCCGGGGCATTGATGCCGCCGATGAGGTCGGCGATGGGGTCTGAGAGAGTCTGAGTGGATCCGCGCAGCTTGAGGTCGAATTGGTTGTCCAGCCGGTAAACGCCGTTGTCCGAGAGAAAAAACACAAACACGCCTGCGGTGGCGATGCTGCGGCGGGCGGAGCAGCCCACCTCGTTGGTGAGAAGTTGGAGGCTACTATTAGCCGGATCGATGGAAACGCCATCCGCTCCTATGGCGGCGGTGGCCAGCCAGATGGATTTGCGGCAGAAAACGAGCACTTGGCCCTCGGCGTAGGGGTGCAAGGCCACTATGTAGTCGTTCGACCCGGCATTTGCGCGGAAGGATTTCGAGACAGGATCGTAGGTCTCAGCGTCGAAGACATCGCTGATGAGCACCTCGTCGCGGTTGCGGGCGATGACGAGTTGGTTATTGAGGAAGGTCGCTGTGCTGGTGGATGGTAGGCGTGAGTAGGTGACGCCGAGCGGATGCGAGCCCTGCGCCACTCGGGCGAATCCATTGGCCAGCACTCCATCCCATACCAGGGCAGGCTGCACGCGTTGGGCGATGATTTGACCGCTGGCCGATGCGGCGGTCGCTGAGGGAACGGTGAAGGAAAATTGCGTCGAGCTGATGCGGGTCACTTGGAAATCCGCCAAGTAGCCTGCCTCCCCTGCCCCGCCGATACGCACCACCTCGCCGGTCTGGTAGGGATGCGCTCCCAGCGTGGTGGCCGTGGCCGTGCCGCTCGTCTGCGTGAGCGTTTGCAAGCGGATGAGCGACTCCTCCCGAGTGCGCAGGAGGTATAGTTTGTCGAAGGCTTGGATGATCTCGATGTCGTCACCTGCCACAATGGTGTCGGTGGTGGGGTAGGAAATGGTTTGCAGCGCTGCTCCGTTTCGCCACAGGTAGCAGGCGTTGGGACCGGCAAGGACGATGTATTCGTTGCTATTGTCCAGGCGCGGGGAGCTGTAAATGCCAGCGCCGATGATGCCGCCGATGTAGGTGTTTTGAATGACAGGGCCGCGATTGGCTATGAGCGATGTTCCCGAAATTGTCATCAAGCCGGAAACCAACGAAGCCAGTGTGTAGGAAAACCCGGTGGAAAAATTAACCTTGGTCACTCCTGGCGTGATTGATGAGTTGTCAACGCTAATGCTATTTCCGTTTATATCGGAAATATAAAAAGTCGTCGAGGAAGGGGTGGAGGAAATTAAATAACTGGTGCTTGCAGACAAGTTCGACGGGGTTGGCAAATCGGAAAAAGTCACCACATTTCCAACGACCAACCCGACTGATCCGGCCGAGATGCCGGGGTCGGCTGGCAGCGTGTAGGTGAAGGTATTTGCGCCGGTGACGGTGATGTAGAAGTTCCCGTTGTATTGCGATTGGTCGGCTCCGCGAATGTTCACAAAGTCGCCGGTTGCATACCCGTGCGCGGTAAGAGTGACTGTGGCCGTGAGGTTGCCCACGCCGCCGCGAGTTATAGAGGAAATGGATTTATCCGGCGCGAGTTGGAACGGGAGCGTGAGCGCCTCACCGATGTTGCCGATGGATTCCGCCAAGCGCTTCGCGCCCTTGCGGGTTTGCGCCACGCCTCGATCCAAACGCATGTTTTCGAC